GCATTCACTGAAAGCGCGGTGATGCCTGTGGGCAAACCCATATAGTCGTAGATTGAACCAACCGGGAAACCGCCAGCAGGTGACGCAAGTTGCGGCACAACAAAATCTGTTGAGTCGCCGGGGTTCCTTTGTTCACCGTTGAACTTTTCCCAGTTATCCCAAATCAACCGGATCGGAACTGCAAAGAAAAAGGTGTTGAGGAACAGGTTATCCATCAGCGGAGTTAGCGCTGTGGTCATGCGTGTCAGTCCCGTCATAGAGACGTTGAACGTATCGCCGGGAAGCGCTTCGTCAACAAAAAACGGAACAAGAAAACCGCTGTCAAAAGCGGTTTTGTAGTTGTGGCTGCGGTCAAACGTAGAACGCGGAATTTCCGCGCTCGGCACCCTGCTAAACTGGTGCGTCATGTTTGAAGGATTGGACATCATCACTTTGACCCTTCCATTTGTTCGAGATTTGGCAAGCCGCTTTGGCGCTCATTGCGCAAAAGATTGGCCACAAGCCCAAGCGGCCTGGGAATGTGATGGTTTTCGTAAGCGCCCGTCTGATCATCCCAGGTGCCCAATTCGACAAGCTGGTAATCAGCAGGGTGCCGCCCGACTTGGTTGCGCTGATCTTCGCCTAATTCAGCGACAGCGCGAATCGCTTGAGCAGTATGAGACATAAAGAAAGGAGGGCTGTAAAACCCCGCTTTTATGTCAAGCAGGCTGAAAGATTTCAGGATCATGATTCGGGTTCCCTTTCGAACCGTTTAGCCTTTGCAAGCTGAAATTCCATGCGCTCCAATTCGCGCCCTGGACCGCGCGTCAGCTCGTCGCGCGATGCTTGCGCCGCTTCTTTGCGGCGCTTCCGAGCCAGCCTTTCGGCTTCGGACTCGTCAATTTCGAGTAGCTTTTTGCGGTAGTATTGGGGGACGGACCGCTTCTGGCCGTCAATCACGACGAAATCAGAAGGAAACGCGTCAGAGTGATATTTCTTGAGCCATCCGCCGCCTATGCCGCCCGCGCCATCGCGACCACCACGAGACATAAGCAAAAATTCCCTTGGAACTTGCCATGTAGTTAAGACACCATCAGGGCCAACGCGCTCGCGGGTATAAGCCTCGCTGGCAGCGTCATTGTCTCCATAAACCTTCTTAGTGGTGTAGCGGGCCACATAGCCCGCAGAAAGGGGCGTTACCGCCCCGATATCACAGTAACCGAAGGGCCACGCCGCTTCGAGAGTTGGAGACCGATAAAGAGGGTGGCCTGTTTTAGAAGTTTTATAGCGATAGCGATCAGCAGAGAAATCAACGCCGAATAAGATGGCGTGATAGTGCGGGCGATAGGTCTTTGACCCATATTCGCCGCAGAGAACATAGCGTATTTGTTGAGGTAGAGCCTTGCGTAGTCGTTTGATAAATAATTGAATTTCACGCACAGATAAAGCCAGATCAGAAGGAAGATAAGTATCAGAATAAGTTAAAGTAATGAAGGAATTGCTCTGATGTAAACTGGCCTCATGCGTAATTCTAGTGGACCATTGAGAAGCCCGATTGAGACGACAGGACATACATCTACCACACGGAATTTCCATTGAACCGAGATCGGAGAACCCAACCCGGGGGGAAAAGACAACCCCCCGGGCCGGAGGGGCTGCGCGCCAGCATGGGATTGGCGATGTGCAGCCCATGGCATCACAGCCTAATACCGCCGCGCATAGGCGCGCCGGCCACGTTCTTGCGGTGCGTTTTCGACGCGTGGCGCCGAAAATCACCGCGGGAAGCAGAACGAGTCATTTTTGACCGGTAAGCCATTTGAAATCACCCCCTTTCGGAGCCCATTATAGTGTCAGTTGGAACATATGCAACAAGTAAGACATGTTCCAACCCCGCAGCCGCACCGGCTGCACACATACCCACCGGCAGGGCTTCGCCCCCTTTGGCCTCTTGCGGGCCAGGGGCTACGCGCTGCCCGTGGATATGTGCACAGGGCACTGTTTAAAGCCCGCCAGCGGCTTTTGACTCTTCGGGGGTGCTACCCCCTACGCCGGACGCTGGCGGGGCGCCAGCGCCCGCCGCAGGGGCTGTATTCAAAATACCGGCTTCTTTAAGAAACGATGACTCGGCCGGGTCAACAAGTGCTTGGAGGAACGTCGCGGGATCATCATGATACCGGCGACGGACCGCTTCTGGAAGATCAGCGAAAGCTGCCGCAGCGCTGCGGGCCGACTCAGCGACGACCTGATAGTCCTGCGGATAGTCTGAAACGTCCGCATACTCAGGAGACCCGGCCGCCAAGTGGTTGATAACCCCGGTCTGCCGATATTGAGAAAGGATGTTGTGGATATCACATTCATCCTTAAAAGATTGTTTCGTAACCACATCCTTTGAGAAATCGAAACCATCTTTGACTTTTTCCCGTTCAGGTCTTGAGAACATCTGTTTGCCTTTCGTAGCCTGGTCCGCGACCAAGCGTTAGGGTTTCGTTGTAATTACCTGCCAAACGGCGACTGGCCTCGACGGATATAGTCAAAATCGCGCCGAAGCTGGTCACGACCGCCAGACCAAGCACGGCCGATCAGATCCATAAAGGAAGACGCCGCAGGACCCACTTGCGCTGCACGCCCGCGCAAGTCGTATTGATCGCGCAGCGCTTCCATCACCCCTTGTAAGCTGCCGACTTCACGACCCGAATAGCCCTGACCGTAAGATCGGCGCTCATTTACACCACGAGCAGAAGCGAGAGAGCCAGCAGCAGTGTGGGAATATGCCGAAGCAGCATCGTGAGCAATCCTCGAAGATGCAAGGGGTTTAATTGTCGGAATTTGCTCTTCGATAAGAGCCCGCTCAGCAACAGCCTTTGCAGTATTAGCGCCATACATGGCTGTCATGGCCTTCACATTTTCAGGCTGAACCATTTTAATCGCAGTATCAGCTTTGACGTTCTGCGTCTCAGCGCCCGTCTTGTCGATCAGCGCATCCGCTTGCCTAAGACTGGACAACGCCTGCGCTATTTGCACGCCAGACGAAGCAGCCGCACCTAACTCATTATCCACGCGCGGCGCTTGGGTGACAGGCGAACTAGCCGCCTGCCCCCTTCCGAACATAAGCGCCGGATTTAACCCGGCCGCTCTCATATCCGCAGTAGCCCGTTGATAGGCCGTATTGCTCATGTTTTCCGCACTGTGGCGCGCCTCGCGCGCCAACATTACGTTGGTGTCGTTGGTTTCTTCCTGGCCGATGAAGCCAAGAACCGAACCAAACGCACCCCCAAGGGCTTGTCCCCAAGACATTAGAAGTGATCAATCAACCCAGGCACGCCAAACACCGGCATAGGCCGGGCGGTGCGCATCTGGATATAATAGTCGCCAATGAATTGCGGTTCAGAAGGAACCGCGACAACGCGAGCGACAGGCGGATTTTCCTGAATGAAAGCGCTGTTTAGGTTTGGCCTAGCGTCAAACTTTTGCGCCAAATGCCACACATCAAGAGTGCCCGCAGCAGTTGACCGCATCTTGCCGGTAATAACGCTTGGCTTGTAGCGATATTCTGCGAACCGTTCTTGGTACCCAAAAACGGTTTCATCGCCAACCGTGCCATCGCAGTAGATTTCTTTGCTAAGAACAGCCTGCTCGCCAATCATCGCAAGGGCTGGCCAGTAGAAATCGAAACGGGTCCGTCGGGACCACATGCGATGCAAACCTTGCTGATAATTGAGGTCTGCTCGCACGCACATAAGACCAACAAGCACGCAATGCTCGGTGAAAGCTTTGCTAAAACCATGGCCGCGCGCAACGCTGGTACCATAACCAGCAAGCTTCCCAAGGGGTGACCCAGCCTGAGAAGCGGATTGTTGTTCAACGCTATGGAACACGATAGGCGAGTTGCCGCCGCCCAAATACTCAGGGCGCTGCAAACGAGCATCCGGCGACTGAACGCCAAAATGCGACCGAAGAATCTCCGTGTAACGAGTGCCACCGCGCGCATCCCTTTCGTAAAGTTTTTGAATCTGGAAGGCTTGCCGGAGTTGGTTGATTGTCGCCGCCGAGGCTGCGGTAAGATCCGCAGATAACGACATAAAAGCGCCCACGCTTGAATTAGCCAATGGCGCACCCGACCCAATCAAAGCGCCGGTAGTATTGTAGCCCAATTGCGAAACCTGTGCCGCCGTAAACCTGTTCCCATCGCTGAAATACAAGTTGGGCTGAGTTAAACTCGCAACCGGAGCCGTTGCTGTACTCAGCGCCTTCACCGGCGCAGACGTGCCAAGCGGGATAGTGACACTGGCGCCCTTTTGTGGCCAAGGTAGCGCCGAGGTAAAGTAATCATGCCGCTTACCGCGCCGAAGCAGCGTATAGTCGGTTGATGGATCGGGACCGTTGCCAGTGTGATTGACAACCGAGTTTTGAAGATTCTGATCCCGAAACCATTCGTTATAGATCAGATTATAAGCGCGCAAATGAAGCGCATTCACTGAAAGCGGGGTGATGCCTGTGGGCAAACCCATATAGTCGTAGATTGAACCAACCGGGAAACCGCCAGCAGGTGACGCAAGTTGCGGCACAACAAAATCTGTTGAGTCGCCGGGGTTCCTTTGTTCACCGTTGAA